GATAAGAGACAGACACTGCAAGAACTATTTACTGCAACATTACTAATACAGTAGATGCTACAACCGCAGGTTCGTTTACGTTCATTATTGAATATACGCAAATAGCGTAAGGGGTAAATTATGACAGGTAGAATGACAGGCTCAGATGTCCAGGGTAAGTTTCTTACTGCGGATACAGTAGCCTTAGATGCCGATGGAATATCAGCAGCAGCAGCAGTAGGCAATAATGCAGCACTTACAATAGCTGGTGCGTTGGCTTCTGGCGGTTCTTGTACCTTTAATTCAGGAAGAGTAGTCACTATTCTTTCTGCTGGAGATGACTCAGCAAAGTCATTTACTGTTACTGGCACAGATGTTAACGGTGATGCTCAAACAGAATCCATAACGGGTGCTAATGCTGGTACTGCTACTGGAAGTAAATACTTTAAAACAGTAAGTGGAATATCAGCAGTCGGTAACCCGGCTGGAAACGTATCAGCAGGAATTAATAATTCAGCTGCAGACGTTGTTTTTGCAGGAAGAGCTAGATTGCAAGGTTTAAACTTAGTTTGTTCTGGAAATGCTGGAAACATTGATTTCTTAACAACATCTCCAATAGGAACTAGTTTGTTTAAACTTGGATCTGTAGGTTCAGCTACAACAACTAGAGATATAACCATTCCTGACAATGGATTGTTATTTACTGATGGTATTTATATTCAGTATACGCAAAGCACCTTTGGCACTATGACAGCGTTCTATGCATAATGCCTACTCGTCAAAAGCCAATAAGGCGAACAACCGCAGGTAAAAAGGCTAATTACCGCCCTACTAAAAGTGGGGCTGGTATGACTAAGAAAGGTGTTGCTGCTCATCGTAAAGCTAATCCAGGATCTAAACTTAAAACCGCTGTAACAGGAACAGTAAAAAAAGGCAGTAAAGCAGCTAAAAGACGTAAGTCTTATTGTGCTAGATCAGCCGGACAAATGAAAAAGTTTCCTAAAGCAGCTAAGAACCCTAACTCAAGATTACGTCAAGCACGTAAAAGGTGGAAATGTTAAATGGCTACTATAGGCACAAAGAAAAAAGTTAAGAAAGTAATAAAAGGTTTAAAAAAAGCCAGTAAGACTCATGCTAAACAAGCTAAAACACTTGAAGCTATTGGGTTTAAAAAAGGCGGATCTGCCAAAAGTGGCGGTAAAATTTGCCCATCAGGGAAAGCCTGGGCTAAAAGAACCTTTGATACATATCCTTCTGCATATGCAAATATGGCAGCATCTAAGTATTGTAAGGATCCAAACTATGGAAAAAAGTCTAAAGCAAAAAAAATGAAAAATGGTGGCCTTGTTAACATTAAAGGACAAGGCATTGTAATGAGAGAAAGACTTAGATAATGGGACAGCTTAAGGAATGGCGAGAACAAAATTGGGTTAGGATTGGTACAGACGGTTCTATCAAGGGACCATGTGGCACAAGTAAAGATAAAAAGAATCCTGATCGCTGCTTACCTAAAGCTAAAGCACAAAGCTTAACAAAAAGTGAACGCTCAACTACAGCGAAAAAAAAGAAAGCAGCCGGGAGAAAAGGTAAGACTGTTGTTGCTAATACTCCAAAAGCTAAAGTTAAATTAAAGAATGGTGGAGAGGTAAGAAGAATTGCAAGAGGTTGTGGTAAAGTTATGTCTGACAGAAGAAAAAGAACTAAATATTCTTAGGAGTAAATATGTATAAAAAAACGAAAGGCTACAGTAGTGGCGGTAAAATGAAATCCAAAGGTATGAAAATGGGTGGCATGATGAAGTCTAAGGGAATGAAGAAAGGCGGAATGATGAAATCTAAAGGATACAAGAAGGGTGGAATGATGAAGTCTAAAGGTATGAAGATGGGTGGAATGATGAAATCCAAGGGGTACAAGAAAGGCGGAAAAGTAGGTTAAGGTGGCTTATTTGCAAAGTAATATCCCACATTTTAAATGCTGGGTTAGGAGAGAGTACACGCATAACCACGAAAAATACCAAGGAGAATTTTTACATGCGATGGTAGTTGGTGTTACCACCATGCCATGTCGTTGTTTAAGTTTTCAACTTATATTCACCGGTATAGAAGCTGAAGGCGAAGAAGAAGATACTGTTCATGGCGGTGCCATGTGGGCTAGGATGCCCATCACTGCTTTAGTAGGAGATACTCCTTTTGAAGAATGGCCTGAACCAATGGCAGTTCATGATGCTCAACCTTGGGATTGTTCATCACATCATCATGCAGTTTATATTATAGATAGAGCCACACCTTGCCCTTGGATGGCTAAGATAGATGGTAACTTTTATCCAGCTAAGTACATGTTTACAGTAGATTATGCAGAGAATGAAATAGCTGATGATCCTGCTCAACATAAACAAAGTCATGTATTAGAACTATTAGATGCTGGACCCTGGACAGGCAATATAGTTGCACTACCTAATAACAGAGTCAGGGTTACACACCCGGCTTGGTTTGAAACAGGTACAGGTGCACCAGACTTTAAACCATCTGCTCATATTCATTATTCTAAATCTGATTTAGATTATACGTTGGATGTAAACAGAATTTTTGATAACCTATACGCAGAGGAAGAATAATGGCAACATCTAGTAGTACAGATTTTGAACCTAATGTAGCTGAGTTTGTAGAAGAAGCATTTGAAAGATGTGGTCTTGAACTTAGAACTGGTTACGATCTAAAAACAGCAAAGAGATCTATAAACCTTATGTTAGCAGAATGGGCTAATAGGGGGTTGAATCAGTGGACTATAGAACAAGCAACTCAAACTGTTACTGAAGGACAAACTGATTACACACTGAACGCTAATATAATTGATGTACTAGATTGTTCTATAAGAAGAAACACAAGTGGAACTGATCTAGATTTACAAATGTCTAGAATTAGTAGAAGTGAATATTTAAACATTCCCACTAAATCAACTAAATCTAGACCATCTCAGTTTTTTCTTGATAAGTTAAATACACCTGTATTAAAGATATGGCCAGCTCCAGAGAACAGCACAGATGTATTAGTGTTTAATAAAATCGTAAGAATGGATGATGCTGATAAACCAACTAATACTATGGATATGCCCTTTAGATTTTATCCTTGTTTTGCAGCTGGACTTGCATACTACATAGCAATTAAGAAAGCCCCGGACAGAGTAGTAATGTTAAAACAAATGTATGAAGAAGAGTTTGAAAGAGCTTTAAGTCAAGATGAAGATAGATCTTCTTTTAGAATTGCTCCATATAGCACCAGGCAGTAATTATGACATATGCACTTGGTAAATATGCAAAAGCCATTTGCGATAGATGTGGCTTTGAATACAAGCTTTCTGCATTAAAAGAAGAATGGAATGGACTAAAAACATGTCCTGAATGTTTTGAACCTAAACATCCACAATTAGAACCATTGCCTCATGTAATAGACCCGGAGGCTTTATACAAACCCAGACCAAGTCAAGACCTAGGTGTAGGTGAAGGTTTTGTTGTTGTAATTTACACTAACATAGAAAAAGGTAACTCTATGGATCCAAATATTGTTGGATCAAATTTTACAGTAGATGAAATGACAGGTTCAATTGGGGAGGTTACAATCACATTATGACATTAACTGAATTAAAAACACTCATACAAAATTATGTAGAAAACGAAGAGACAACTTTTGTTAATACATTAAACGATATGATCATTAATACTGAAGAAAGAATTTCTGAGTTAATTGAATTCGATTATTTTAGAAAGAATGTAACTGGTAGTTTAACAACCGGGAATACTTATCTTACAGCTCCAACAGATTTTAAACTTAGTTTTTCTTTAGCTGTTATAGACAGTAACAACGATTACCATTACTTAGATAAAAAACATACCAGCTTTATGCGTGAATATTCTAATGACGCAGTAGCTACTTCAGAAAGAGGAAGACCTTTGTATTATGCAGATTTTGATAAAGATTTATCTACTGCAAGCAATAATGGTTCTACTTTAATAGTTTCACCTGTTCCAGATCAAGATTACAATATTGAATTACATTATCTTTATGAACCTATAAGTTTAACTTCACAAACAACTGGAACATGGATATCTAAAAATGCTCGTAATGCATTGCTATACGGTTGTTTAATAGAAGCATCTACGTTTATGAAAGGTGAACCAGAAATTCAAGTATTATACGAAACAAGATTTGGTCAAGAGATTCAAAGATTAAAAAATATGGCTGAAGCCAGAGGAAGAAGAGACGAATACAGATACGATTCCCTTAGAACTAACATCACATAGAGAGAGAGAAAAATGGAGAGAATTGAAAGCTTAGAAGGCAAAAGCGTTGCTATTGTAGGCCTAGGTAAAAGTTGGCATGATTATAATTTAGCTAAATCACATGGGGCACACTTCGATGAAGTATGGGCTATTAACGGAGTTGGATCTGTTATATACCATGACAGAGTATTTATGATGGATCCCCCCGGTAGGTTTTTAGATACAGATGATGCTGGTGGCCAAACTGATGGCGTAACACAAATATTGTTAAATGGTGAAACTCCTATCTACACATGTATGCTAGATGATAGATGTAAGAATCTAGTTGAGTATCCAATCAATGAAATACTAGAAGAATTTAATTGTTCTTATATAAACAATACAGTAGCTTACGCAATCGCTTTTGCTTTGTGGAACAAGGTATCAACATTAAAATTATTTGGAATAGACTTTAGTTATAAGGGTAATTTGCATTTTGCAGAATCCGGTAGAGCTTGTTGTGAGTTTTTGCTATCTAAAGCTATGCATCTAGGCGTTGAGGTTGAAGTTGCAAAAACAAGTGCACTACTAGATACAGACGTAATTGCAGAAGAAAAGCTATACGGATATCACAGGCTCCAGGATCCTTTGGTAATAATGTCAGACGGTAAAGGCTTTATGACCTCTATGAAAAGAAGCGAAGCTATAGCAATGCAAGAACAAGAACAAGAAAGAGAACCTATTTTAATTGATAGAAACGACAATCATCTAGAACCAAAAGTTGGCGAGCCAAAGAAATGGTAGATAAACTTACTCCAGATGGTATTCCAGAGTTAGGTTTAGTAGAAATAGCAACAACAAATTTTGGAGGACACCCTCCAGAATTCTGGGCAAAACAATTAACAGAAAAAATAGTCGGTTATTCAGAAGAAAGTGCTCCTCACATAAAAGATCAGGCAAAAGCCTATCAAGATTTAATTTATAAAGTGTGTTTGATTTACTTGAATAATGCTATAAAATCATATAAGGCATCTTTAATTCAAGAATTGATACAAGGAGATTCCGAGGATTTAGCAAAAATAATAAAAGGTATTTGAAATGGCAATAACATCAACATTAACTACCAGCTTCAAGAAAGAACTTCTTACAGCTACTCATAATTTTGCCACTAACGGCAATGCTTTTAAGTTAGCTCTATATACAAGTTC